CTCCGCATCTATTTATTAAGTGGCGGTGTGTTTATAAAATGCCACATGATTGATAACAAGGACATGTGGCCAAACCCTGGCTTAGCTAGTTTTTCAGGCTGCTAGAGCGAATGTATTATCGTTTGCAGATAATTGTTTTGCTGTTTCGGCCGGGAAACCCCAACCCTACGGCTGTCGCATTGCCGAGTTGCCGTCTTCACTATCTCACGCTGTCGAAACCACATCCGGCCCATCAAAAACATTTTATCTTATCGTCCCCTTGATAGTTTACTTAGAGTGTTCAACTATTCAGGCAGTGACACACCTACGATAAGCCCTCACTGTCGTTTTCAGCACGTCTGCTTAATTATAAAATGCTTTTGGTGGACCGGGGCGGGAATGATCCGCCGTCCAACATGCCTTCGATCCGAAGGAATTACAACCATCAAATTTCTTCTAACACCACACTTTCCATGCTGTCAGGAAAGAAAGTACGATAACGATGTTGTAGCTCGTACGTCTTCTGCAAAGCGTTGACCTCAGCTAGAAAAGTCTGACGAAGTGCTTCATATGCCAACGCAAAGTTGACTATGGCCTCGTCGTCAGTCTCAGTTACATCGATACCGACAACCTTGGTGGTTGGTTCTTGAACCACCAAAACTTGGCGATTGGACACCTTACCCTTTAGGTCCTTGTAAACAAATGATTGAAGTTTCATGGTTTGATTGTGTTAAAGAACAACTATTATAGTGGAAAAGCTGTGCGTTGTCGAGTGAAAAATTTTTAGTTTGTCTTTTCCAAGTTCACAGCCAATGTATTGCGAAAACGCTCACCTCTGGATGGGATGATACAGGCTGGCAGCAGTAGTGGAGCGACTAACACACTCATGATGAAGAATGTGGTAACTGCAATCTTCCAGTAGCGAACAATGTTCAATTCTTTGTGCGTGATTCGCAACTGTGTAATCACAGGCCAAAACAGTTCATAGACTGCAACAACACCTGTGGTAACTGAACACAGGACGTAGAATGTAAACAATGTCATTGTGCCCACCGTGCCCGTGTGCCCAGGTTAAACATGGTCTTTTCATTGGTGGCAGGAACCTGATACCCCACTGTTCGGGACCCCCTGGTAAACAGTGCAGGACCACTCAGCTTCTCGTTTTTAGAAAACATATTCATGTCTACACGACCACAAAACATCATAAACAACCGGGCCTGGTTGATCATGCTCTTGCTCCAGAACGGAGTGGTAGGAGTCTTGCGACGATAGTGAATATTGCCCAGGGCCTTGATGACCTGTTCGTTGTTGGGCTGTGTCATCAGCAGTTTCTTCAACCGTCGTGTACGATTACGTTCCCACAACTTTTGTGTCTTGTAGTTGTTTGCCTGACCGGTCTTGCTTGCTCCGCCGCCTTTATTTGCCATAATTTGATTTTACCTTAAAAAGAGTTTTGTTGTCTGTTACCACTTCAGTGACTGTGACCAAGCCCAGTTCTTCCAATTGAGCAATGCACTCAAGTGCTTCTTCTGTGCCTTCACAAGTTACTCCACCGTAGTTGAGTAGTGCAGTAAAAGTCTGTAATACTTCTAGGGTCAAGTAGTCACTGTCATCTTCAAACAGGTCTAGTATCTTGCTTAGTGGATTGAATTCACTGTTTTGAAATTTCATTTGCTAACACGTCTTTTAGTGCTGGAAATTGACTCAGCAATACATCCAGGCACTTCTGTGCTACATCACGGTGTTCTTTTTGTGTAGCAACATCTACTCTTAGCAAACAGTAGTGAATCCAACTACGAACACTTCCGGCCATGTACAGTCGGCTGTGTGTCAAGCCTTCTGGTAACACTGCTCTGGCCTGCTCTTTAGCAATGCCGTTTGCCAGTGCCCATGTGTATGCTCGTTTAACTACCCTCAATACATCTTGTTGTTGGGCATCCCAGACTTCTAGTAACTCTTTGTCGTCTGTTTCCAAACTGGCTTGGCGATTCTTTTCGTCTTGCATCCGTGCTTCACGGACTTCAAAGCCCAAGTCATCTGCACGAGCATATCGCTGGCTAAACTCTTGAAAGGCAAAACTGCGATGACGTAAGATCTGTCGTGCAATGTCTCGTGTGGTATTGATCTCAACAACCATGTGAGCCATTTCAAATGGACTCCAGTGTTGATGTTTCACCAGATATTTAAGCAGCTTTGGCGCGGTTTCTGTGTTGAGCTGGTTACTTGGATTGCTAACACGGGCAATATAGGCCAACATGTCATTGACAGTTGGAACTTCTGGGATCTTGCTTTCTGTGACCCCTACCAATTTTACAGTGTTCAACGACCTTCTGCCTTGTCAAAAAATTCAACGAGTTGATCAAGCTCATTCATTGTACGCTCCTGTAACCGTTCACACTCAATGGTCATATCATGAATCTTGCGGGCAGCAAAAAGCGCCACATCTGCCTCTTTAGCATTCTCCAAGGCAATAGGAAAATGTCGACCACAGGTGTCGTAAAAACAGATCTGGTCGTTGTCAATCACAGCACGATACCAGTAGTGACTGCCATTGTGTTTGAATGTATCGCTCGGATCAACGTTGTCAAACTCTTTGAAATCTACAGCACCAAAAAATAGTTCCATTATTCTCTCTCGTGGTTAAAATTAAAAGCGAAAAAAGCCACAGCAGGTTCTGCTGTGGCTCGTGTTGGTACCCCCGGCCGGACTCGAACCGGCACACCCGAAGGCGTGAGATTTTAAGTCTCATACGGCTACCTATTACGTCACAGGGGTATATATTAGGCAATGACGTCGTGGTAGAACATACACAACAGATTACCTACAATGGTATCATCATGCCCATAACGAACAGGAACCATAACAGTATACCCATCTAGAAAACGAGTCACTGCTAGTTCAACCCCAATCTTCTTGTTGAAGCTGTCTTTGGGTGAACAATAGGCTAGGGAGACCTCTACCATACGAGTGTTACGCCAGTTGCTGCACTTGCGATAAGCAATAGTAACACCGCCACGATTGTCGTGGCGATTATAGCCATGGCATACTCGAATATCAAGAGCCTCCATATCATCGTGGACTGTATTGTATTGAATCATGTCGTGAGTTGGTGTTGGAAAAGGCCAGGCCAGTTGAGGAAAATCAATGGGATTGGTAGTATTAGTGTAGTGTGGTTTTCTCATGTTATTTTACCCAAGCAGCTTGGATCTGTTCATAGACTTGTTCAAACCGTTCTAGACTACAACCGGTGCTCTGCATTACAAATGTTCGTAATTGCTCACCTACCATGTTTAGGTCAAGTGCAGTCATGATTGTCTTAAAGACAAAGTATTCATTATCCATATATTATAGTCTAAACAGTTGTACACTTCAAGTCAAGAATTGTTGGAGCGGGCAGGGAGAGTCGAACTCCGCGATCTTCAGCTTGGAAGGCTGCTGGTGGCCCCTTCACCTGTCTGCCCGCATTATACCTCTAATACTACCACAAATCCATAACTGTCAAAATCCCAGATCAAATAGCTTTGATCTTCATCATCAAAAATTTTGAGGAAGTTCAACTCAGTCAAAGTTCACCTCAAAATACTCTTCTTTGGCACAGCCACACTCTGGACAGTTCCAGTACTTGGGCAGACTCTCCCAAGGGCCGTCCACTTCTTCATCGTGTTGGTGTTCACAAACTGAACACTGGTACAATTTATTCGTCATAATAAGAAAGGGTTAGTTAAAAATTCTGGCAGTGAGTGTGGGATTCGAACCCACGGCACTGTTTTCACAGAGCGACAGTTTAGCAAACTGCTGATTTGAGCCACTCATCCAACTCACTATGGCTCCTCGACGTGGGATCGAACCACGGACCCAACGGTTAACAGCCGTTTGCTCTACCGCTGAGCTATCAAGGAATTATGTATGGTCGACTATTTGGATACCAGATGCACGGATTGCACTCTCACATACTACGCAAGGCCGAGCCAAGGCCGGGGAACCGTCTTCCAAGAATCGGAAAATCTTCATTGAGTGCGCTTTTGTCAAGTCACGGCACAATGATATAGCATGAATCTCCGCATGAAGAAACACACGATGCGGTTCCCCGGCCCGTTTAGCGTGGGCTGCTTGAAGTGGGTGAGTTTTGACATAACTATTCTTACCCACACTCATCACTCTACCACGCTTGTCATAAATTATGGCTGTTATCTGGTATCGTTTCGTCATCTATCTATTATATCAACTCGACTGTGACTTTTCAATATAAGATTTTTCACAGTCTTCGGGTGGTTCTTGAAAGTATTCAGCCTTCATTACAACACCCTTGGCCTGGCGAGCATGTATAGCGCGCTCTGCCGCTTCACAACTGCTGAGCGTGTCAAACTGACAACGCCCACGTTCTCCGTATTTATACTTGTCGTTATTGCACTTGTAACAGGGCATAAAACCCCTCCTAGATTTAAGATCTTATTGTTTTGGTAGGATGTGTTGGGCTCGAACCAACGACTAACCGATTATGAGTCGGCTACTCTGACCAACTGAGTTAACATCCCAATATGGTAGAAGGGGTGGGAATCGAACCCACATTCGCTGCCTTATCTAGACAGTGCTTACGAGTGTATAAGGCTCGCCCATAGGCCAATATTAGCAACCCTTCCATAAGTTACCACACATTAAACCAACCATCAGCTGCATCCCTTTGCTATCTCCTCCCGATGCGGAGGCGGTATGGTTGTGTGGTAACTTATGGAGAGTAGAGTACTACTACAGGCTGGTTACACTATCCAGTCCATACCGTTACGCTAGTGAGGCATCCTAGTCACCAGTAGTAGTCTTATAGGTTCAGTGGGTTGGTTACCACCTCTACTCAAACTTGGCAGGGGATGATGGAATCGAACCACCGAGTGTCTGAATCAAAATCAGATGCCTTACCGCTTGGCGAATCCCCTACATTACTCTGACCGTATCGACTCGATTCCAGCAGATCCATACTGAACTGTAATCGAATCGGAGGTTGGTGGAGTCCCGAACGCTGCAATAGGGTCCGTTGATGATCTTGAAGTCACGACCAGCCATCCAGTCCTTCACAGCATCTTCGGGGGTCAGGTAGACCCTGCCGTAAGCCGGAATGAGTTCGACTGGGCCACTGGCTTGAGCAATTGCATTCATATTTTTGCCTCTTAAAGAAAAACAGCCGCGAACTTGTGGTAGCGCGGCTGTGTTTGTTTTTGCGCGTTGAGTTATTATTATAACTCAAGGGCATGTGTAAATCAAGACAAAAATTTGGTCTGAGTGGTAGGATTCGAACCTACGAAGACCTGCTCCCAAAGCAGGCGGAATGGGCCAGGCTATCCGACACTCAGTACAATGTTACAGCTTGGAACCGAGTTTTAGATCCATGTTCTTCTTGATCTAAGAATTCTGTATCCAATTCATGTGGGCCATAGTACCATGCACAGTTAACATCTTTGACAAATGTTCGTTGGTCTACAACTCCCTGTACGTCACTGTACCCGCCCTCATATCCAGCTAGCATTACCGGCATTTCTGGATCAAATGCTTCCAATGACTTAATGAGTTCAATTACCTTCATCGTCCAAGTACTCTCCACGAGCGCTCTGGGTGTTCATGTTGTCATGATCACGGTCGTAATTGGTGTAGGCATCATGGTACTTCTTGGCTTGATTGGCTTCATGCGTTTCACGACACATGGCTTCAAACTGTAGCCACAGCTTCTCAAACTTGAGGTGGTACAGTTCTTTCATGCCCAACAGTACATTTGAGATGCGGTCTTGCGTCATGTCGCCCTCAAGCACCCCTTCCATAACTGTATCCAAGTCTTCACAGATGTTCCAGCAGTTCAGGATTTGCTGTTCCATGTCAAAGCGATTAAAGTTCATCTTTTCCTCATTTGATTAAAAGTATATTTTAAGATAAAAACGACTGTGTTTCAAGTCTGAAATTTTGGTTGCGGAAGTGGGATTTGAACCCACGATCTCCAGCTTATGAGACTGGCGAGGACGTCCGAACTCCTCTATTCCGCTCTAGTAATAGTATTGGTGAGGTTTGTGGCTCACGTTGGGTTTGTCTAATTCTTCTAGATTTTCCAATGGCGTGTGACTGGCAGTGTGTTCCCACAAGTGGGCTGCTCTTCTCTGGGGACGATTCATAACCATTCGGGTCCACCATGATGGCGTACTACCTATCCAGTGCCACACACAGTCCACATCTTTACGCTTTTTGGTTTTATAACCTGGTATTTCTTTGTACCAGTAGCGAGTTACATCTACCCACTCGTCTGGATCGTAATACGACCGCCTCTGACTACTATAAGGAATCTTTTCAGTCCCAAACTCCCAAGTATAGCTTTCTGGAAATCTGACCCGTGCTGGACGATCTTTGTAGGTTCTGCTCATTTTTATTCTCCTACTTTGGTTTAAGATAAACAATACCCTAAAACAAAGTAACAGGCTCGAGGTTCCGGCCTGTCTTATCTAACCCGGCTTATACCTAGCCGTTAGACTTTGTGCTGATCAGGCACCTCTTTGATCTTTTCAAACAGTTCGTGTATACAAATCTGTAACTGACTTCTGTTTTCCATTAGTGTATCATACGTCATAGCACTCAATTGACTTGCTGCCGCAGCCATGTTATCTGCAAGTGCTAGTACGTCTTTTTCCGTAATCATTATGTTTCCCTGAATAAATTACCTGCTCAAGTTAGGTTGTTTACTGCAATTCTAGGGTCGCAGTTTTCGACAAGTGCGGATTGAGTCGATTTTTGCTGGAGCGTGCCAGCCACTTCATGAGCAACAATAACAACACTGACCCCGTGTTGTTATCCAACGTTATTTATACTGAGATGATGTATTACACTATATTCCAGTTAGTTCCTCGAAATATCAATGTAATACTCCCGTCTGTAACTGCTGTGATTGTGTAAGTTGTGGTATTTTCTATTGTTTGTGCACCGTTTGGGTTGATGGTTATATCGCTGGTTTGTGTTGCCTCTGATTTGACAACCAAAACCCTTCCGTCAGTTCCAGCTGGTAGATTTATGGTGACGCCGGCACCTGCGCCGTCTACACCTATATAGTAATCATCTGCTGTAACTGAGTATGGACTGTCAGCATCTGTTACTAAAACAGTGTTGACTTGTCCGTTTGGTGTGACCGAAATTACTCCAGCCGTAACATTTATACCTGTGCCTATCTTGACCACACCATAGCTGGCGGTCGAGGCTGTTGGTGAATTGTATGCCATGTCTTTTCCTTATTTTTATTATTAGACATTGTTATACTTGTAATAGTGTCATTCTGACACTGGGAGCACTGGGTCTGGCAGGTGGTATCACCACTGCTGGCAGTGCTACTAATTCTGAGTTTGCTTGGTCCGCATTCCACGCTATTTCTAGGTAATCACCCGATACCAATGGAAGTGTGAAGTTTATTGCAACAATAACTCCAGCACCAGCACTAGTAGTAATTACATCTGCTGCACTGTCTAATACGTCTAATCCATTCTTTCTCAACCAGAAAAAACCAGTAGAAGCTGGACCAGCGGCTGTAGACTTGGTAAACTGTATAGTGGATTGCAAAGTATAGTTGCCCGTCTTGGAAACTGTCAACCTACTTCCGCCCTGTAAGGTTACACCCTGAGATAAGGTTGTACCATTCATGGTTACTATATTGATTGGTAGAGAGTTGGGCTGAGTAACACTGGAGTAGAAATATCCTACATCTCCAGCAACAAATGTTCCTGTTGTAGAAATTACGCCGTTGGAGACAGCTATTCCACTCCCTACTTTTACTACTCCGAACTGAGAAACACTGGCTAGTGGTGTATTATAACTCATGTTACATTCCACTCTATGCCGTTGTAAATCAATCCAATACTACTCCAGTCTATATCTAAGACATAACTGGTTTCACCATCTATTGTGGATCCGGTTGTGATCACAGTAATGGGATTGGTATTAGCATCGCCAATACTGTCTTTAATTATGTAGCACTTTCCGATCACTCCGACGGGTAGTGTAATTGTAACTGTATCGTCATAAATTACACCCAAAAAGTACTCGTCTACTGTTGGACTATAAGTGGATTGATCTATCAGTGTAACTGGCACATTACCCAATGAGCCTGTGTCACCTTTAGGACCTTGTGGACCGGGTGGTCCAGGCGGACCTGGTGGTCCGGGTTGTGTGCTATTGTAGTTTATCAATAGATCTAAATCATCTACAGGCAGTACTCTGCATACTGGTAGTGGTGGTATTATTGTTACCGGCCAAGGCATGGGAAATGCTTGGCGTTGTCGTTGATTCATAGACAATCTCCTTAAAAGCCCAGTCCTTGTGAGACTGGGCTAACACAAATTGAGATTATCTGATACTTGTGTTGGTGTTGGTTGGGTTAGCAGTTAGTGTGCCGCTTCCAACGTTGATTGCGCCATTAGTAATGTTCTGGCCTAGAGCATAGATCAGATGCGCTAGTTGACTATACTGAGCCTGCTGTTGAGCTTGCTGCTGCATTTGATTAACAGTGGTTGTTGTGTTAACCTCTACACCTCGTGTACGCTCTGCGGTATCAAAACGAGATTGTAGTGCAATAATGTTTGCATTAGCATCGCTGAGTTGACGGTTTAAGCTGGCTTCGTACTGTGATGTAATTAGAGCACGAGTCTTGTCGCCATCATTGTTAATGTCTTGTGCCAACTGGTAACGGTTTTCCATTACTTGTTGTTGTACGCCATTAAGTTGCTGTGAAAGTAGCATAGCAGTAGCATTAACTGCTTCTTTGGTACCGTCAACGCGAGTTGCCAATGAGCCTGTTTGTGCATTGAGCTGGTTTGTAAAAGCAATGGTTTGATTGGCTTGACTAGCTTCCATGGCTGCTGTTGAAACAGCTACTGCCTTGTCTACTTGACCAATGCTTTGCATTAGGCTCATGTTGGCTTGAACTTGCTCTGGAGGTGAGCGTAATACTGCTCCGCCTGCTGCATCGCCATTCCCGCCGAAAAGGTTTCCGTTGTTGCGGAGTAGGCTGCCCAAAATTAGACCACCAATCAATCCGCCGCCACCGCCAAAAAGGCCGTCGCCACCTCCGCTCATCATCATACCACTTGGATTTAGAATTTCTGCCATTGTATTCCCCTTTATTTTTATTTTAGTTGGGTTAATAAACAGCAGTTAAGGCCGGCAAGCCTTAGCTGCCGACCACAATCAAACGACCGTGGGTTTCTTGACTATATGTTCGTATTCTTCGATGGTGAGCGGATCTGTGTCTTTACTCATCCACGCTAAATTGTTTGTTATCCAGTCAAAATCAGCTGGCGTCACTTTGGGATCTTTGACAAACTCAAACAATTTTTTCATCAATTGTGGAGTGAGTTCAATCTCCATTCGTTTGTATTTTGACATATCAAGTTCCCTGTAGGATGTTGTCGTAATCCTTCATTGTGAGATGGGACTTGTGGTCTCCACATTTTACAACATTTTCTGCTATAAAGTGTAGATCTAGGTCTGAGTTTGCATCTTCTCGTGCAAATTCTAACAGCCTAATAAATAGTGGCACACTCAGGGCCACTGCATAATCTTCTATTGTTGACATAAGATATCCTTGTTGTTATTATTTTTTGGATCCTATGCGTGGTATGTTCCACACATTTTTTAGCCTGTTATTAACATTGTTAAAATGAAACAATTGGCTAAAAAATAAGTGGTGCCCCAGAGGAGACTCGAACTCCTAAAATTCGGCTTCTAAGGCCGACACGTATACCAATTCCGTCACCGGGGCGATTGGTGGAAAGTGAAGGAATCGAACCTAACTGCCGCCACCATTCATATTATGGCAAGTGATTTACAGTCACCCGAATGGAGCACTTTCCGTTAAATTGTGCTTTTGTAAGTCCTAATAGCTTCACTATCAAGACTACAGTAGACTCTGAACTTGTCACGACCAACCTCGTCGTAGAAGCGATTTGCCATGGATTCCAATTCAACCAGTTGGTCGATGGTAATAAGTGAACAGGTCAAGAACCTGCTCATGAATGCGTCGATCAAGAAGTCTTTGTTATAACCTGCCATGAACACCCCATTTGGTCGAGCCACCAGGAATCGAACCTGGATTGACGGCTTAGAAGGCCGTTGTTCTATCCGTTGAACTATGGCCCGAAAGATTCTATTATAGAGACTTCAGTGACCCATTTCAAGACAGAATTTATTGGCTGCCAAGTTCTTCATCTTCGACTCCAGCATAATATCATGTGTGTTAACAAACTGATAACACCAACGATTACTGGCCATATTCCAATAATAATCACTATGAGCACGTAGTTGTGTTTTTGTGTATCCATGAACGCCCACCAATTCGTTTAGATCTGGCAGGAGATCAGAATCCCAATACTCACCGATGTGTTCTTCTCGGCTGCAAGAGTAGTGAATGACGGGACGAACGCCGCGCCAAGATTCCATCATCCTTAAGACTCGTGGGTCAGAGGGCTCGATATACTCGCCTGTTCTGATCCAGTGATGGTGAATGTCTAAGACAAGGGCAACTTCATCAACCAGTTCTAGACTGGCTTCAATGCCCCACTTGAACTCGTCGTTTTCGACAGTGATAACATTACGGGCTTCACGGCTCAACTTCTTGAGCGCAGCTTTAAAGCCAGTCGGACCAGCCTTGCCGCCGATGTGAATATTGCACTTGAAGTCCTGAAAGCTCTTGCCGAAACCCATGTAGCGGATCAGGTCAACGTGATACTCAAATTCTTGGATTGAGTTCTCCACAACTTGAGGGTTCTCGGAACCCAATACACAGAACTGGCCGGGGTGGAAACTTAAACGAACGTCTAGTTCACGAGCACGGTTACCCACTTTCATCAGCTCACGCTCTAGAAAACTCACTGTGTTGCTTTCCCAGTAGAACCAGCTCCAGTCGTCGTGAGTGTAGGCTGGTAGTACATCGCTAGAGATGCGAAGCATGCGTCTGCCGTGTGTTAGTGACCCCACATAGTTTACCTGACTCAGCAATGCCACGATGTTGTGCTTCATCAAGTCTGTCAATTTATCAACAGCTTTTTGCCGTGGGGCTGAATTCAACCATGTAATTGTGGTAGTTTTGATGTTGGGAACTGGTAGTTCTTCGAACTTACAGGCAAAGCCGACGCGATGGTGATCTTGATTAAACATAATTGTTGACAATTAAAACACTATTATAATGTCTTTTAACAGTTCAATCAAGTGTAAGTTTTTGTTAACCAATCCAATTGAGTTCTGGAGTCGTTGTTGGTAAACCACTTTTGTTCTTTTGAAAATAGGATTAAACTTTCAAAGTATTCTCTGTACATTTTGCCTATCTTTTTCATGTTGTAGTTGCTCTCACTCCAACGACGACAGTCAATAGGTTGAATGTTCTCAATGTTTTTAGCTGCCCAGCAAAATTGTTCAAAAGTTCTGCAACGATAACCAGTTTTGCCGTGTAACACAGTTTCTGTAAATCCACCCCAGTCTGTGCAAATAACTGGGGTGCCACTCAACTGAGCTTCAATGGCAACAAAACCAAATGGCTCTGTGTACAATGTGGGACAAAACAATCCTTTAGCACGGCTCATGTAGTATTTACGTTTTTCTACATCTGCGTATCCCAAGAACTTTACATTGGGCGGCCAACCATCTTCAAATCCTAAACTTTTAGGGTCGGATCCTGTTCCCAGTATAATTAACTCTGCACCTATGTGCTTACACACGTTTACTGCAATGTGTGTGCCTTTTCCCATTCCCAGTCTGCCTATGTGTAGAAAGAAGTCTTCTTTCTTTGAACGGTACTCAAATTGTTCCAACTTAAAAGCGGAAGGTATTACTGGCTGATAGAAATTGTTTACTATATTGGTTGTAGACTCTGGGCCGCTCATCAAGTGCAGCATTGCATATGACTCGTACACCCTGAAATCTGCAAATTGACTAGGATAGCCTATACTTGCTTCACATCCAAATAGGTCCGGATGTGCGTCCAATACCACTTTTTGTTGACCCCCCCAGTATGTCAATATAAAGTCGCCCGGCTGTTTTCTTTTTTCTATTTCAATTATAGAATTTTGAAAACACTCGTCGTACACTTTGTTAGTGCCTGTCGACTCGTAGGCTAAGCCATTAGTCTTCCAGTCTTGGTTACCATAGATTTCATCATAAGTTTGTCTAGAAACCACAGGTACATGTTCGTCACAGTCTACTTCACTGTCTGGATGGCCATAGTGTATTACTTCCATGCCTTCAGCTCTAAACATCTCACAGGAGTTCAATAGCTTTTGTGTAAAAGCACAGCAAGCATATTCTCTGGTAGACTTGGTGTGTGGTACTCCCAATACGTGTAGTCGTATTTTCATTCTTTGATTTGATACATAGGAATAACTTTGTGGGTAATTAAACTCCCAACTCTCTCCCCAAACTGTTGACTTTCGCAACCAGCCAATAGCTGCACCTGGATCCATCAATAACAGTGGAACTTTAGATACTTTTTCAGGCTTGTCTCTTAAAAAGTACATGTTGTCTATTGACTCTATGCAGCCAACAGCTTTTAGTTCTTCTAACAACTGTGTGGCCGTGTTACTGGTTAAGGCATAGGCATGAGCACCGCTGTGAGCATTGATACTGATTAGTTCTTTTGGAGGTCCTGCAGTTTTGTGGTCGTATTCTTTAGGTGTTTTACTCTTGTAGCCTAAAACCACAAGATGGTCGTCTGGTATTTCAATGGGGCTGTGCAACATGATGCCATCATGTTCAAAGATTGCAGCAGCAATACCCTGTTCTGCAATCTTTTGCCATAATAAGTAGTGGCTTACTGTAACACAGGCTGCTGCATCACTCTGTCTGTGGTGTAGCTCTACTTTGAAGGGCAATCTACCATACGCTTCGTCTTGGGTCAATCCTTCTACACCATAGAAGTATTCCCAAGGTATGCCCAATTCTTGACAAGACTTTGCAGCGGTTTCTGAGTACCAGTCTGACAGTGTGTTATTTATCTTTAGGATAAATACTTTTTCTATTTTGTGCATTAGGTATTACTTAAATAAAATGCCTTGCTAAAACCGAGTGGTGTCATACTTCGTAGTTCTTTTGTTCTTTCGCTCTTGCCGCCCAGCTTCATGATGGGTGAATTACCAAGAGATGGCTCAACTGGCTTCTTCTCAGGGATGTTGAAGTTTCCCCACAGTCCTGTACGTTTGTTGTAGGCCTCGGTTGCCGGATCATCCAAATAGCCAGCAAACTCGCAGGGATTGAAATACCATGGCGTTCCCAACTCAGGGAACAATTTGTTCAAACGGCCCACAGGGTTTTCAATTGCCCAAACACGCGGGTTGTAGTACTCCACCAGTTCTAGGGTCTTGGTTACCAGGTCCATGCTAGCCTCAGTACGACCATCGTTGTCTTTGGCCTTCCAGTACTGAGCCCCGCTTGAGGCAAAGTCAGTACAAGGTGGGGCAGCTAAGATAATTCCTATTTCTCTAGCAGGGATGTCGTCTGGAGTAAGGTCCAGTATGTTGATGCCTAGCTTGATGTCTACTTGGTAAACTTCGTAGCCTCTTTCACGATACGGACTACTCCATCGACCACTAAAGTCAAACAATGATAATACTGTTTTACAATCCATAAAAACGATTGCATACTTTGCAGATTGGGTTGCCGTCCAAGTCCGGAATCAGTTCAACACTCTTGTACCAGATTGAACAGTTACTACAAGTCTCTAAATTTGGGATTTCTGCATCTTCGACAGGAATCCCAAATTGTTCACACGCCTCTAACAGAGTGATCTTTTTACGGTAGATAGCACTCTCTATTTCAGTCATCTCTTAAATCTGTCATCGTTGTTGTATCGGGTTTTGTACCGATTGTAGTAAATCAAGAATATAACATTGCAGCCTGCGTGGGCCAGGTGGCTCAAACCACTCTCAGGGTCCAAGTCCTCGCCACGACTCCATGCAAACAGGTGTCGGAACAGTGAGCTCAACACGCGGGTATAACGGAAACCATCGCCTTGTGTCCAGTTGTGGGCACTGTACTTCTTTGCCCCAAACTCTAACACCTTGTTGATTTCTTCTACCGCCTCGAACGGCATCAAACTCCAGTCCGTTTTCCCACTGTCATGTTTAACTGCACTGGACTCAATTTTAGGGTCTGGTACTGTGTCCACAGTAACCGTAGATAAAACAGGCGAACTGTCTTGTACTGTGATGGTAACACAGTCGTCTCCATGAGGGGGAAATGGGTGGTCAAAGTCTTTCCAGAACTGACGTAGGTGAAGTGTTGGGTTGTCCATGGTTTTAGATTGGTTGTATATTAGGAGCCCGGGATTGCACCGGGCACACAGATGGCCATCTGTGTTGCAGATCTTACCCTCTAGCTCGGTACCAACCTCACGTTGGTCAAAACAGCTTTTGAGCACACAGATCTCTGCTGTTGGGTAGAGCTACTGTACTAGTTTCGGACAGTCTGTATAGTTCCGTCCTCATGAGATACAGCTTACGGACAGTTTAGTTTTTTCCTGGCTTTCGCTCGTGCGAGGTAAACGTCAAAACCCCAGCTAGGTATTCAGTGGCCATGGTTTAAAGAGGGCCGGCTCTTTGCGGGATAGCTTGTCTACGATGGGCATTTCCAACACTGGTTTGCCGCCGCCAACCAGCTTGTAATACTTGTGGTATATGGGCAGCAACTTACTGCACAAGTTTTCAAGGTCTCTAACGTACTGGGTGTCGTGGTTCATGATGGTATCCTCGCTATTTCGTATTATAGCACCATACCTGGCCCCACGCAAATCAAAAATTCTTTTGCTCATAGATTAAATTTAGATAAAACAAAAGCCACCATGCCTTTAACAGCAGGGTGGCTTTTGAACCGATCGAGTTTTTATTGCCTGTTGAGATTCAGACCACTAGATCCTTTTACAGCTATGTGGTACCCAACGAGTACGTATTCAGTCATGTTGACCAGGCATTGCGGGGATTTTCCATCCTCCCCACTACAGTATTCTAGTTTACGCTAGCTGTACGGATTTAAGTGTTTGGTAGCCCGGTTGACTCCGGGGAAAGTTAGTTTACGGCAACTTCAATCTATCACGTCTGGACTATTAGGCTCCATCTACCCACTGGTTTTGGTACGCAAGGGGAGAGTCGTAAAACACTCGGTATTGCGGTTTGTTTGACCAACTAGATTTAATTAAACCGTTTACAAGTACAGGCTGTAACTGACCTCAGGCACGGATTTTGATGACAGCCGTTGCGTACACAAGTGCAGAGGCTTCGGGCAAGTCTGACGCTACCACACATGATGCGTGTGTATCACAATTAGTTGGTCATGCTGATTTCATTTTGTAGTCGTTATCAGCAAAGTGACTAGAACATCATTCAGGTTTAGTTCTTACCGTCTCCTAAATCGTAGCGGACTCCGCTTTTCGGATTCTATATACATCCCTGTAAGGGGAAACGATTTCGGTACTAGATGTTCAATCCTTGTACCAATTCGCTAGTGGGATTCCAGACCCACATTACAGGAGTTATTCCTGCTCTTGTTGTTCAGTGTTTGTGGCACTGAGTTAGAAGATAGCTGTATTTAAGGACCTCTTTGTCTGCGAGTTTAACGTCACCTCACCGTGGACGAAAGCGTTTACCGTAGCCTGAAAGAAGCTGGTGTGGGTAATGTATTAACCAACATAAGTTGGCCCTCACCATCGATAGCTTAGGGAGTAAACCTGTCTGCCGAAACCCCAACAGTACAATCTACGAATTAAACACTTTAGGATTTGGAGAGTAGTGGTTCTACTTTATCTTCGACTGTACCATTTGTTCAGTTCGACAACGCATAGGGATCAGAGTGTGCCGACTCCAACCACCTAGGATCTAGTTTGGCAATGGGCTAGGTTTACACGATATTCGAAACCAACTGCCACGGGGCATCTGTGGTTTCTCCAAATTCTAAAGGGTTTGTAGAGGGCTGACACTCGGTGGTGTAACTTCTTGTCAATTAAGTCGTATCACATAGCAGTAATATATCGCTGTGACCGCTGACACCCTTTTATCAACGATAGAATCTATTATACACTAATGGGTAGTTTCAATCAAGTGTAAATTTTAATATGGTGAGTGGCTTCGACCACTCTTGTCAGCCCCTTCCTGGACCTGTCTTTAGCGTGCTGCAGGCTTGCTGAGGACTATCGGTTGCTCCATTTAGCTGAACGCCTCTTGGCGGTACTCTTGCGACATTCTGTATTACCATAGTTTAACACACTGCACTATCTAGATGGATCAGTAGCTGTATCGGCCGATTATCTACTATCCCCACCCTACGCTCCCGTGGACCTTTGGGAATGGCTTGCAGTATGCTAAACTATGGTACCCCTACGGAGAATCGAACTCCGATTACTGGAATGAAAATCCAGCGTCCTGACCGTTAGACGATAGGGGCAGTGCGCTGGTTACGTCTCCAGCGTGACAGAGCCAATCACCGCGACAACCAGGTATATTAGGATCACACCCCCATGGCTAGTGGGTAGCGGGCATTTGACGCATACCTGCGGTCAACGCTGAGGCGGTTGACATACCCTAAAAGTGGGCGGCGACTAAAGGGCATTGTTCCTTCGCCATTAAGATGCTATCCAGTTAATACTGGTCTTATATCACCCAACAAACTATATTATACAGGGTTGACAATCACAATACAAGATCAAAATTGTCAACCCTGTATAACAGGGGCTGAAACTACAACCTAACAGGTTAACGACTCCGTGCCGGTAAATAGCTTGTCGAAGCTCTACAATTCTCTAGTGACTTTCTGCCTATAACCCAAGTTGTTGTCTTGTAGTCAGTCAGACGGGGCCTTCAATGAACAGTATTTACTTCTATCAACAGAAAGATTATTATATGATAAAAGGGTTTGATGTTCAAGCCAAAATTTATCAATCTGTAAACAAGATCTTGTTCAAACCTTCGGCTTTGAGTTGTGCCATGTCGATATCTACCACTTGGAAACCCACAATCTTTTCGCCAGGCTCCAACACGTCGTCTACATGAGCCAGCAAGAAGTCACCATATACGTCTTCTGGAAATTCCATAATAAATGTTGCTTTTACCATCTTGGTTTTCATGTGTGTTCTCCGAATCGATAAATCTATTATGCCACAGTGGGCACCACACTTCAAATTCAAAATCTTTGATGTAGTGAGATAGCCAAAACCTTTTTGGATACCAACGATTCAACAAATTCCACAACCGTTGGTATCGGTAGAAGCCGGTCCTTACCTTCGCCATCGAATAAATCTATTATGCCACTTTGGCCTCGGCCCTTCAAGAAAATATTTTTAGAGTTCAACGCAAGCCTCGTTGGCGCCGCAGGCAAGAAATTTTTGGCTTGCCTTACCCCAGCTTTTGTTATATAATAATCCTCCAACTGTGAGATTTTCTATGATTCAACAAGAGTTACGAAGCCCCCTCAAAACCTTTCAAGTACAACCAGACGGCACAGAAACAGTCGAGCTTAGACCACCAACAAGCTTGATGTTACGAGCGGCCAACCACATAGACCAACTTACAAGAACTATTGAAGTCCTACAAATTGAATTGAGCAACATCAAAGGCGGTGTACAATGAGTTATGTATTTGACCAGGATCAATTGGAAAACATCAAGTGGTGCATTGACAACCACAGCGTTCAAGATGCTTTTCGTGTAGTAAATCATCTAGAACCAAGTGACACAATCCCAGTGGATGATGTGGTAGACTTCAATCAACAATTCAACTCTCAATACACTCAGACATTTGGGTGCGGTTACTGATGAATAAAACACTTTATAACAAAACCATGGAGCTGGCTCGTCGTGCAGACTTTGCTTTCTGGGATGGCGAGACTTGGGCCCCCGAACTTCAGGCAATCGACTGGAGCAGCGACTATGATGACAATCTGGTAGAACTTGTACGGCTGGCAGTTCGTGAGTGCGCAGAAATAGCCAGTGCGGACAGCAGAACCAAGATTTTAGAACGCTTTGGCATGGCCCGATAATCTACACTTGTTTGTCTCAGTCAAACATCATATAATAGTTTCATGACAACACACTACTGCATTAACTGTTCAGATGACGTCAACCCCAATCGCTGGGCCATTGGCTTCAAAACGTGCTTGGCTTGTGGTGAGGCATTAGCCCGTACAATCCGGCACACCATCGTGCCTCTAGCAAAAAGCAATTACGTTGCTATAACAGATCCAAGTATGCTCAAGCAGCTCAACAAGTATTCTAATCATTCAATATAGTCCAGTCTTTGTAAGATTTGGTTTTGCCATTACATAGATCTAAAAAGCTTGCTTTTCTTAAATTATTGTTTCTGGCAAACTCAGTTCTATTTAGTACCAAGTAATGCTGCCCTGCTGGACTTACTACAGTTAGTTGTTCTTTATGTTTTCGCAACTTAGAAGCAATCAACATATCATTATACTCTTTTGGATATATCGTTTTTAATTCTGTGTAAGAGTATCCTCCAGCTATGCTTTGTATAACTGTTTGCGGAATATCTGTTATTTCCGCTATTTCTCTATGCGGTAATTTTGACATACCAAGATAGACTAATATCTCAAATATCTGTTCTTCAGTATATTTTTTAGGTATTGCTTTTTGTCTTTGATTCTTTAGTGTTAGTATTTTGTGATATACATCAGGCACAGAGCTTTCTAGCCAACCATGTGCTTCACCCATACTAATCGCGGCTATAGTAGATGCTTTTACTCCAGTTATTGATTCTATATCCTTAAACGGCATATTTCTGTCTGATAACATTTCAGCTACTAAAAGTATTGCCTCTTTGGAGTATTTTTTATTGTGATGTGGAATACTATCAGGGTCACTCAAGCCGTCTATGGGAGCCAAGTTAACAACAACTAGAGTTTCTGCGTCAACATAGTGAAACTCCCTTTCATTCAGCTTTTCTATGTCACACTGTTCCAACACAATAAATTCTGGAGTGCCAAATCTTTCAAAAAGATTTAGAATATTTTTATTGTGATGTTTACCAGACGACATACCATAGATATGCTGTTTCTTGCGTCTTTCTAGATTTATACTCTGTCCTATGTACGCATACTGATTATTAAATACTAATTTGTATATACCTATCATAAATTTCCCTCCAAACACTAATAAGTTTTATGAATAGGTACATTATACAATATTGCAGTATAAAAATCAATAGCAATTTTTGAAAGCTATAGTTAAATGAAACCAGAACTTGACAAACAACTCACCCAAGCATTTCCTGAAATCTTTCAGCCACGGTTTATGAAAAACCATCGTGAACATCCATTGGAGTACTGGGGGTTTGAGTGCGGTGATGGCTGGTACAAAATTATCTACGACCTGTGTACAGAACTGATGAGTGTACCGGCACCAGCTCCGATAGCAGCTCAGGTCAAGGAAAAGTACGGTACGCTCCGATTCTATATTGATCAGGGCACTAATGAGCACCACAACATCATTGACCACTACGAACACCTTAGTGCTAAGACGTGTGAGGTGTGTGGAGCTGAGGGCAGGATCAGGCCAGGTGGTTGGATCAGAACCCTGTGTGAAGAACATAACTAAACAAGGCGTAACAAATGAAGTGGTTTAAGAAGGCAATCGGTCAACCTGACTGGAATACTCAAGCACAGCTAGAGTTGGAAGAAGCTCGTCAAGCATTGCTGCGAAGCGAAACTGCCTTGGATTGGGCACAGGCAAACTGTGACTACAACTACAATCGCATTGAGCGATTGGAAAAGAGGCTAAAAGATGAAATGCAATCAAACCTGCAATCAGGGCAGAACCTGTGACTGCTATGAGGGAACACCCCAACCACAATGGAGCTGGATGTGGGCTTGGCTAGCTGTGGCCGGGTTTGTGTTGGGGATCAGTTGGGCTATGATTGGCACGGCTCATGCTAAGGCAGAGACTTATCAACAAAAGGTTCGTTGTTTGAGCGAGGTGGTGTACCACGAGGCCCGAGGCGAGACTTACCGTGGTCAACTGGCAGTGGCACAAACTGTGTTGAACCGGGTCAAAAGTTCTCGTTTTCCCAACCATGTCTGCACAGTAGTATTTCAGAAAGGCCAGTTCTCTTGGACTAAGAACTGGAACAAGAGCTGGAATGCAGATCAAGGCAGTATCCAAGTGGCCAGAGTAGCCCTAATGGGATCCCACTCCATGAAGGACTTCAAAGCCCTCTACTTTCACAATACAAATGTAAACCCCAACTGGAATCGTAAGCGGTTAACAACCATTGGCAATCACGTATTTTACCTATGAACAAGAATATCAAAAAGGCAGTCATCAACCAACAAGTACTCGAAAAGCTGGGTACTGGTGACGAGTTCCTACAAGAAGTGGCTCAAGAAGTCAAACCCAGCCGCATTGATTCGCGCCGGCAAAAGGCTGAACAACATGAACAGCGTAAGGCTCGTAAGAGGCTGTTTGATGACTATCATTGATTACCCCATTCGTTTGAGCTGCGGTCACGGCGTACACGACATAGACGACGGCTACCCAGCAACCACCAAGGACTGGACACAAGATCAGTATGGTACACACCGTGCACTTCGTCATGGCACTGTTTGCAGCGACTGCCTAGCCCACTATCGTGAGCACGGTGTGTTATTTGAGTCCGATGAAGTTGCGGTAGACTGGTTACTATCCGACAACAATGAAGTTGCGGTAGACTGTGTGACAGAAGACGACATTGTGTATCGCCTACAAAAACGTGCCCAAATACGTCGACAAATTCCAGATCGCAAGAGTGTGGTGGAGGGCAAGCCTGACCGTATTGCAGAGTTGCTGGAAGAAGCGGCTGCTACGATCATTCAATTGCGAGGCTATTGAACAGGGGAAACAGCTCAAAAATTATTGAGTTGTTTCCCCTTTTGTTTTGCGTTATAATGTTTTATAAACAGTTGAGAAAACCCATGGAATACTTATACTTTGTATTATACATAGTCACAGCCTACATAGCCGGTTTTTGTGGTCGTGATAAAAACTATCAAGACATGTGGTGTTTTGTTGCCATTAGTTTCTTATTCTTTGCACTGTGGTTGGACAAGATCCAATGAAGTACATCTTTAAAAAACGATTTAACTGGTTTGACCTATTTGTAGTACTACTTGCACCCATCATATACAACCACATTGGCTGGTGGGTATTGAGTTGTGTACTAGTTCTCACTGTTGTCAGTGAAATGTTAACCCGAATTTTTGATGCTTACTAAAATGAAAAAACACGAATTAAACGATGTACTTTACAGGATGCTGGGGTCAGAAGACCTAGTATCACAGTGGTGGCACTCACCCAACAAGTTCTGGGATGGTAGTACGCCCTACCATGTATGGACTCAAGATCCACTAGCAGTTGAACGTTATATCATGAGCTTTGCCAGAACAGGAGATTATTCATGAAACCAAAAGTCTACCCGGTGTTGGAAATGGCTGTAGAAGACGGTGTACACTATGGTATCAACCGTGCCTACAAGTATACAGACGATCCAAGCCGTGAACAGATCATCGCAGAGGTCAGAGATGCAGTAATGAATTCACTCTGTGAGTGGTTCGACATGAGTGATAAAGACCGTGAACTCCACTCTGACGCCCTGTCGTAGGATTTGTAACTTAGATCCACTCCGAACCTTCTGTCTAGGCTGTCACCGGACGTTGGTGGAGATTGCAGAGTGGAATAGTTACACTGATGAACACAAATTGAAAATAATGAGAGAACTAGGATGTACGATCCCGATTACACACCAGACTGTTGGAAAATTGTAGAGTTGAAGAACGTTGCCACAGGTGAGACTCACAAACGGATACTGTGCTCATGGTTCGGTGGCTACCTTGACGGTGGCAGCTGGAAGCTATCGAGTGGTAACTTGGAAGTGGTCGACCACGGTAACCACTGGGTGGTACCACAACACAGCGGGTCGGTGTACCAGCTATACAAAAACCGTGAAAAGGTGAGTGGCATGATGGAAAACGTGTTCAACAGCTTTGAACGAAAGCCACAGGACGTGGTAACCATGAACTGGAGTAACCTATAATGTTTAAGAAACGTTACCGTATTGTTACAGACCGGTATCTGGGCTATGAAGTTCAGGTGAAGAACTGGTGGTGGCCACTCTGGTATATGCCGGTCCTCAATACCAACTGGACCATTGAAGAAGCCAAGCAACTGGTAGACCGGTTGAAGGAAAAAGACAGCTGGAATCGACAAACTGTCTTGACCATTGAATAACGTAGGGGCACACAACGTTAAAAATTTTGACGTTGTGTGCCTTTTTGTTTTGGGCTATAATGTTTTATTAAACAATGAAAGACCAACCATGAACAACCGAATTTTTGAATTGGCCAACCAAGTTTTGCCACGAGAAACTGAATTTCATCAAGGCGATCCCAAGGAATATGCTTACTTCTTTGCAAGCCATGAACTGCAACAGTTCGCCGAGTTGATTGTCAAGGAATGTGCCCTTGTTGCTGGAATAATGGAACACGAGGGCCGAGCTGGTATTGGTAAGCAGATCCTGGACAGTTTTGAGGTTGAATGATGAACCCACGAATTCAAGAACTGATGGAACAGGCAATGGAACTGGTTGATCCATATGCCCTAGAAGGTGAGTTTGGTCCCCGGCAGTTGAACGCAGAAAAGTTCGCCGAGTTGATTGTCAAGGAATGTATTCAATTTTGTGGTCATCCTGACAGCATTCGTGTTAAATCAATGAAAAGTCATTTCGGAGTTGAATGATGAACCCACGAATTCGAGAACTAATGGTACAAGCTGGCTATGCAGCTCCCGAACTTGCTGGTCGGGCCCACCGTCTCGTCGAACTGATTAGTCAACATACTATCAGTATAGTGGCCATGTATGGTGTTCACAACTATGACAATGAAGACGTTGCTTGGATCTGTGAACGAATTGTTGAGGAAATCAAAGAAACTTTTGGAGAACAAACATGACTGACCGTATCCAAGAATTGATGGATCTTTGCTGGGATCCTGGCCGTGGAGTGGTCAACCCTCGCAAGTTGGCCTACTGTGTGATCAAGGAATATGAAAAGTTGCTGCCAGAAACATGCACCTGGAACGGTCTAGCAGACAGTCCTATGAAGGGTTGTCATGTTGCTTTTGTGGCACGTAAACATTTTGGGATCCAACCATGAATGTGGACCTAATAGAAACCTTCTCCGAAATGGCAGATGGTTATGCAGACTTGAAGACCTCCATGCCGGGTGAATACCACCCAGACTGGCATCAACTCCGTGATACACGCTTTCTTGAACTGGTCCTAACAGATGTAATCGACATTTTAGCCAGCTATCGCACCAAGGTGGTATTCTATGACGGTATCGAACACAATTGCCAACACCCCATCCATGCAATCAAAACCCACTTTGGAGTGAACTCATGAGCGGCGGATCAATGAACTACCTTTACCGGAAGTTGCTGTGGGAGTGCGACTTTGACGAAACCACACCACTGCGTGAGGCCTTTAGCCGTCACTTAATCAAAGTTGCGGCTGCTTTAAAGGCTGTGGAGTGGGTTGACAGTGGTGACTGGAGTCCGGGTGATGAGGACCAAGCAATCGCTGAAGTTCTAGGGTCAGGCTGGAAGAGTCTGACAGACGAACAGTTGCTGTACATTTACAACGAACTACCAAACTGGGGGATGGATATGGACAGCCTGTCACCAAAGCTAAAGCAGTTCGCCCGCGCCATTGAGGCCGCTTTAAGGAGCAAGAACCATGAGTAACCAACCAAAAGCCCTGCGACTGGCTGATGAACTGGCCGACTACACCGGCTTTACCGTGGCGGGAATGGATCAAGCCGCAGCCGAACTGCGTCGGTTGCATGAACTCAATCAGGAACTGCTGAAGGCGTTGAAACTCATCGCATCCACTGAAAACTCAGCCCTTGATCTGGCGTATTGCAAAGGCATTGCCCGCGCCGCCATCGCTAAAGCCGAAGGAAAAGTATGATTAATGTAAACCAAGTTGTATTGGCAAAACTGACCAAGCGCGGAGCGTTCATGGTCAACGAACAGAATAGAGAATTGATGTTCAGGTTCCCAGACCAGAAGCTCAAAGTGGACTATCGTCCTGATGACCTCTACGAGCAATACTTCTGGGTGTTGGTAAAACACTTTGGGTCCGAGTTTCACTTGGGCAAAGAAGCACCCTTCACAGACGTCTACCCTACCGACCGGCCCAAGACTCGTGAACAAGAGCCGGTTGTTCCACCAAAAGAGACTGTGTCTTAAAACCGAAAGCTGACTAAAAATGAATATTCAACTATGTTCAGACCTGCACCTGTGTTGGGGTGACTTGATCCTTCCCGGCGGTGAAGTCCTAATCATGGCTGGCGATGTGTTTGAGGCCTCAGACTGGACTAAAGGCACCAAAGCTGCCACAACCTATGATCGTTTCATCGAAGTAGAACTGGCCAAGTACAGCCTAGTATTGTACGTGTTTGGCAATCATGAGTACTATGGATCACACTATGACAAGACTCGCCACATTATCGAGTGTCAGCTGCCCAACCATGTAAAAATCTTGGAAGACGACTACATGGACTTGGATGGTATTCGTTTCTGGGGAGCCCCACTGTGGACGGACATGAAGAACAGCAACCCCCTGGTCATGAATATCGCTCAGGGAGCTATGAATGACTACAACCAGATTCGTTGGCAACACAAAGTAGTACTAGAAGGCGGTCACAGTTACTACACCAGCCGTTTTACTCCACAAGATACCGTTAACTCACACAAGCAAAGTCTAGAGTCTCTCAAACAATCTCTGAAGACCAACGCTCCCCACTTTGTGATTACCCACCACGCCCCCAGTCAAGGCTCAGTACACCCCATGTACACCGGCCAAGAGCTCAACCACTGCTACTACAGCAACCTAGAACACCTAATTCTCGACCACCCCAATATCAAACACTGGGTTCATGGTCACACCCACCACCCCTTCCACTACAATGTGGGAAGTACCCAAGTGGTCTGCCACCCACGTGGATACTACGGAGTTGACACAGATGACGAATACAGCCCACTACAAATTGTCTGAAAAGTTCTACGCTCGTCGTAGCTATACCCATCACTTTGATCACATGGTGGACTGGGAGTTTTCAATCCACACAACCTTACCCAACGGCAGCTTACTCATCCAGTGTCCAATTCGTACAGACAAACTCATCCAGGTGGAACGTGACGAAGTCCAACCAATAAACAACATACCATGACCTCCTCCTAAAATTTACACTTGTGTTTTCAAAAAAGTTGTGCTATAATCTGTTATAACTTATGGAATACATAAAGTCCCAAATTGGAGGTTGAAAAAATAAAAACTACACAAAAATTTGAAAATGTGCAGCGCGATTCCTGAGCAAGCCATCCATTTTCAACATTTTCAGTAGTTTTTGTAATTTTTTACAACCGACTACAATTCTAGGAACTAGATAGCACTGCAACAGTGAGGAGTGATCTTTTCTTTTATAATTGTAACTAAAAATTTTAATCTAAAATACTGGGGTTTCTCCTCGGTTTTTTTTTCATTTCAAAACTAACACATGACTAAGAAAAATATACGGTATATCAACTGGGAAACTGAGGCGATTCAAGATGGTAACCAAGCCTGGGTAATCCCACAAATTCTAGCCAACATCGGGTCCAGCTGGCCCCTAGTTAAGGGTGTCAACGGACTGGTGAGTTTCAAGGAGACTATTCGGTCTTGGGGAGCCCTAATGGATCGTGGTGAATTGACCCTAGACGGGGCTGTCATGACTAAGCGTGGTTTGACTAACCTGTTGAACTGGTTGAACCTAGTCCCGCGTGGTGAGGTTCTAGGGTCAGGAGCTCGTCAGACGGGCAAAGATTGGATCCGTTACAATGCAGGTGTTCCTCTAGTATTGAGTGCATTCAAGGAGTACCGTGATGTTGGATACAGTTCATGGGATTGGAGTGATCCATTCAAGGAATTTCTAGTGGACGGTGATATTGTGGCTTGGAGTGAGTACTTTGGTAAGGATGTGGTGTGGCCCACGGACGCACTTTTAGGGTTTCGTGAGGGCTCACTGACTGTGAAAACTGGCAAGAACCAAGGCACTGTGCGTAAGCCCCAGAGTACTACTCAGGTATACGGTGTTACAGATCCAGAGTTCAAGGGGTTGCCACGATTGATGAAATTGAACTTGTGTCAGCTGTGGTGTTTTCATCCCTCGTTAGTCACCAAATTTACAATCGGCAGTCACATGGATCTTGACAATCCTCAGCAACCACTAGTAGATGGCGAGGTATTAGAAACATCCCAACCACGTAGTCAAGCCTCAATGTGGGATCTTGTATGAAGTATACCAAAGAAACAACAGAACAAATCGTACAACAGTACCGAGATGGAACTTCAGTCGAAGAAATAGCAACCACTCTAGATGTGCCACCACGTAGTGTGATCGCAAAGCTGAGCAGTCTGGGTGTCTACCAGAAGAAGAGCTACCTCAACAAGCGTGGTGAAGTCCCAGTCAAAAAGGAAATCTACATCGAGCAGGTAGCAGATCTGTTAGCCGTCGAAGTAGATAGATTGGAGAGCTTGGAGAAGTGCAACAAGAGTGTGCTCCAACTTATAATCAAAGCCCTACAAGCTGTAGCAGACCAAAAAAATCAGCACCATTAGAAAACAACCTCAAATTTGCCGCCCTTGCGGCAATTTACTCAAAACAACCACAAACAAGTCGAACTTTCTCCACACAGCCCCTAATTTTAACGAATTAGGGGCTTTTTTGCGTTTGTTGATGCGAAGGCATCAAGCCACGGCAGTCTCGAATAAATTGACTTGACTTGTGGAGGTTGATGACTGTATAATGTTGGCGCAGACTGACGTGTAACTTTTTGAGGTTGTGGAGGTTTTGCACTGGCGCAGAATCAAAAAAATTTTGAGGTTTACCACTGGCGCAGGTGTAAAAGGGCTTGAAAAAATTCAAGGTTTTGCACTGGCGCAGGTTGTGACAACCTGCGAAATTGGTCATGTTGCAGTGCAACATAAGCGAATTCTTATATAAGCCGCCGCTTATATTCGTGGTGGCTTATATAAGACTTGGCTTATGTTGGGCAAGCCACCATAATTTTATCATGCGCCTGCGGCCGGGGTCAAGTTGTTTTTTAACCACACAAGGTTCGTAGGGGTATTCGAAAAACTTGACAGCCCCCCAAAATTAGTGATATAATTTTGGCGCCAATAACCCTATAACCTGGTCGGGAATAGGGTCTTTGGGCAAAATAAAAAAGGGGCCGAAGCCCCTTTTTATTATTCGTCGTCAGTATCTGATTCTACCCTCCAAGTGATTTTACTTTCCCTGAAAACCTCAGTTTCCACAAAGAATCGAACAGTATCCATATCAATATCATGTTCAGCCCGATTAAATTCAGCCAGCATACTGTCCCACGCATCCTGTGGAGTAAGCCCCCAACCGTAGATTTCCTCGCTATCAAAACACTCAGCAATAACTGCAAACATGATATTTCCTTTAGTCAAAAAACCATTAAACCCGTTCAAATCGCGGCGTGGTCACATACTGTACCGCGATTTTCTCGAAAAACTCGACACTGCCATCGTCAGGGTCAAGGTCCGGACCCGGACCCGTATCCAGATAAATCTGATTCAGATTATCGAACGATGCCTCCATGGTTTCACCATAGCCAAAAAACTCAACGCCGTCATCATCAGTATACATGCAAACAAACATGATAGTTCCTTTCAAATCAAAACAAAATGGGGTGGATTATCGGGGATTACGTTTCCGGCCGGATTCGTCGAAACTACTGTTGGCCTACAGTTCAACAATCCCCGATAATCCGAATTTCATTATAAGGGGCGAAAGCCCCTTTATATTAGATTGGACGGCTATTCGCCAATGCTTCGAAGATAGTCTTCAGAGCAGACTTGTTGGCCTTTGTGAGACTATCAATCTCACCCTCGCTCAGTTTCAGAATCGCGCCGATTGCATCGGCGTGAGCATCCTTTTTAACCGGCTTTTCGCCAGTCTTCGACACATATTCCTTTTTCTTGTAAACCCCTTCGCGGGACAGTTTTGCGACAACCGAGCGAACGGTTTTGCCCATGGATTCTGCGATACTTTCCACAGTAACGCCAGCAGAATAATCTGCCATCATTTGAGCAGTTTGCTCAGGAGTGTAATTCACAATCTTTTCAGCCATTTCAATTCTCCGATAATTAAAGCATGGGGAAACTCTGGTTGATACCCGGCAATCCCCTATCCGTTTCACTATTTTAGGGCAAGTGAGAAACCTAGTCAAGTGTGGGGTTTTTGTCCTTTCTGCTTAGTTCCTGAACCGATGAATCTATTATGGGGCAGGCAGAAAATTCTGTCAACGTCCACCAGGAAAGACCCTTGAGCCAGGTCAACTATTTTTGGGGTCGCTTGACGCCCCCCAAAATTTTATGATAAAATTTTGGCGCACCAAAGCCCCTACAATTTGTAGGGGCTTTGGTGGCTGGGGGTTGACACCCCCCAAAATTTCATGGTAAAATCGGCGGCCCCTGAGTTAGTGAGTGCTCACTTACGTACCTGGCCAAAATAATAGGGGCAATATGCCCCCGTTATTAATCGGTATCAGTTACCGGATCATATAAGCAGGTTATTTCAAACCCCATATTGTTGAGATATTCGGTTAGGTGGGCTGCCAATTCCTGAAAAGTAGTATCATGGTGATGGTTGGGATCAAATAGATTCTTTTCCAACATACACGCATGGATTAACTCATGGGCAATAGTATCGTAAATACTATATTCTGATTCAAATACAGTATCCAAGTTAATCACCACCCTATGACCCACAATACGATCTTTTCGGAAATATGAATCACAGTATCCGGCCAATCCCCGAGTATCTTTTTTAGATTTAGTTTTGATTTTAATGGTAATGGGTTTGCTGATATGCAAACCCGCTTGGCACGCTTTAATGAGAAGCAGCAAATCGGGTTTCATTTTAATTACACCTTGAAATGGTTACGGACCTGAAACTTATTCCAGTCATATGGGGTGATATTATCACGCCAATTCCGACGCTTGAGAATATGGGTCAAAATAGGCAATTCAAAATTGATAGCATCTTCAATAGCAGTATGGGGTTCGTCGATCAAAGTCCCAGTAATATAACCGCAAACTACTTCGGCATTAGTTTGGAAGGTCATGTTGCCCTTTGCAGTGGGAGTATTGAAACGGTGATTGTCCAAAACAAATTGCTTATACTTTGCAGTATTGCAGATATTGCCCACAGCAGCTTGCCACAAACAAAATCGAGAATCAAAACCATTAAGGTCGATACCAGTATTGAGGCACTTACTCACGTCAAAAGCCAGATTATATGCAGTCAGCGTGGGATTATAAACTGCAAGGGCTTTCTTAATCCATGAGTTAATTGCAGATACCCCAGCCAGCATACGGGTTCCAGATTCCAGCATATTAGTATATGCAGTCTTGCGGCGATTAAGTCCAGCATAACCCCAAATATCATTTTTCTTGGGATCATGGAATAACTCATGCGTGCCATAATGGCCATTTACCAGTACAGCCATTTGATTATGAATATTACCCTTGCGATCTACAATTACAATACCAATGTCCGCCACAGTATCTGCAACTGTGGTTTCAGTATCGAGAATCGCAAAGTATTGTTTTTTAGCCATTATATTATCTCCAGTGATAACCGATTGAGGGAATGTGCGTCGGAATCTCGCGCACCCGTGGAGTATAGACGATGTTGGCCAGGTTTGCAACACCCTACAGGTTGTGGGGTCATTATTTTTCTGTGGTGTTTTCGCCACAAAGACCCCAGGCCCAGGTCAGGTATTGCTTGACAGCCCCCAAAATTATAGATTATAATTTTGGCGCAAATAACCCCATAATATTATGGGGTTATTATTATTCTCTTTCCCAAATTTTATATCGGATCATAACCCCTAAAAACACCAGATTTAATAGGTAATTGAATAACAGGGGATAATCACGCTTAGGCCAGATATAGATTATTGTCAGTATCTCACCGCCTAACCATGCGGCCAAGAAAAACCAGTTTAATCCACGGGAATGTCCATCCTTTGCACATTGCCACGCTTGGGGCAATCCACATATTGCAAACAATATGGCACCAATCCACCCGATGGTTTCCATGATATTCTCCAATAATAACCCCTTTCGGGGTATATTAGTTAATGACCCTGTTTTGATGGAACATAAACACCACGAATATTGAAGCGATCACAAACCGCTTTGAGATACTCGATATTGTCTTCATAAAATGTAAATTCAGCATCACGGAAATTGACCAGATTAAAAAACTTGGCCAATCCAGCGATTTTAAGGGTTTTGCCAGATACTGCTGAACCCTCGGGGCGAGAGATAAGATAATCAGGCTCGCCCAATACCTCACGGACAAATTGATAATCGGGTTCGTGCATTACTCGGGCAGTTGCGATAATAACGAATGTGTTTTCGTCAGTCAAATCACGCTTATATTGTTCAGCCAATGGCAACAGGGTATCATCGCCAGCACGATACTCGTTTTCTCTCCAGTATTGCAAATCAATACGTTCACCCTTATCGTCCACAATGGTACGATATCGGTGGAGTGAATTCACAATGGTACCGTCCATATCGTAGATACTAACTTTCTTGATCTTTGCCATTTTGTACACCTAGTGGTTGTCTGTTGCGATGGAGTGATTATGCTTCAGAAGTCAAACCCATGTCCAGCGAGGGGTCTTTTATCCTACTAGGGTAATTCCCTATTGACAGGTGAGCCAGGGTAGAGTATAATTTTGGCGCCACAAAGCCCCTACGGTTCGTAGGGGCTTTCTACCAGGCCCTTGACAGGGCCCAAAATTATGTGTTATAATTTTGGCGCCTATATAAGGGTTTACCCTTATATAGTATCTCAAGTGTTGTTATAATCAAATATGCTCAAGATACCCCGATATTCCCAAGACCTAAACTCGCCCCGGTCTTGATAATCCTGGGCAATTTTCATGGCAGATTCTTTGGAAAATGCCCCAATAGTAACGTGAATCCAGCCAATATAGGCAGTGTCAACCCAGAAGATATATTGTGTCATAGTTACTCCGACAAACAGCCCAACAGCGAGGGATAATAACCCGGCTCGCAATACCAGCAATCGGGGTGATCCATTTCCAAATCCAGTATCTGAAAACCAGTTACGGCTTCCGTCATAAAAACCCAATCCTGATATTCGTTCATATGAAACCCCCTTCGTCTTTGAAGTATTCCCGCAGGGCACCGCCCATATTGTCCAGATCGGAATTCTCCAATCCAGCCTCTTCTAATGTGAGAAAATCCGTTAGGTCTTCCCACATCATTTCATCGACTAAATCAAAATTCATATTGACCTCCACAATCCAATGATGTTAGCCATCATGAAAAACCCATTCAAAACCCCCAAACTCAGGTTGCGGGTTTTGAGAGCCACCCAAAGCCAGCACACACAGCCGACCAAAAACAGAATGTAGCCCATTACCAGAATCTGGAATGCCACCACAAAACTGCCGATCACGCTTGCCACAGTACCAATCCATCCGATCATGTCAACCCTTGTATTTAGCTTGACGATAGTTTACCATGCTGTGAAGCCGGGTTGTCTGAATACCCATACGCTCCAGTACACTATACCAGCCCTTGCCATGTCCGGGGTCTTGAAATATGGTATAAGCCACCAAGTGTGCCAATTCATGCGGGATTGTGTCCACAATCATGTGGTCGGTGTATTGACAAAACAGGTCCGTTGACAGGTCGATCTTTTGCGGGTTGTCTTCAATGAAGGCCCGGCCGGCCGTGGTCTTCAATCGGTTATTCAGGGTCACTACCGGAGTAACCCTCTGAATTGTAGGGTATTGCGCCAAAAATTTGACCCACCAAGCCCTAACGTGGTATTGAGCCAGGTCTTGCAATGCTTGTTTGTCCATGGCTCCATTCTCGCCAGGCTACCTTACACCAAACTTACAACCCCAGGTCCAGGTCGGGATTAAAAAGTGGTTGACACCCCCCAAAATTATATGATATAATTTTGGCGCCAACCCCTTGCCGTTTTGGCAAGGGGTTGCAATAGGGGTTTCCCCCTATTGTCAAGCCGATAGCTTGGCCAGAATCTTGGCCAAGGCAGTCTTGTTTGCCTTGGTGAGTGAATCGATCTCACCCTCGCTCAGTCCAGCCAGAGCCCCGACCTGATCGGCCAAGTATTCCTTGGCCACCGGGGTTTCCCCAGTTTTGGAAACGTATTCCTTTTTACGGTAAACACCCTCGCGACTCAGTTTCGCAACCACGCTGCGAACGGTCTTGCCCAACGACTCAGCAATTGCTTCCACGGTAACCCCTTGAGCGTAATCCGCCAGCATGGAGGCGGTTTGTTCAGGGGTATAGTTCACAGTCTTTTCAGCCATTTCAAAATCTCCAAAAGTGAAAACACATTTTAGTGCCTGACACAAATCCCTGTCAAGCGTAGGGTTTTATTCGTCTGTGCAGATGGTGACAGTGGAAACGCTGACGTCGCTGTGTGGCACGTCATCCTCCAGCATCTTTACCCGCATCGCCAGCAGGTTAACGCTGGTGTAGTATTCGTGATGGTACCTCAGGGATTGTTCGTCCCACCATTCCACCATGTAAGCCTTCATGTTGTCATCTCCTGTTGCAGTGATGCAATCATAACACGGTTTCAGCCAGGCCACACATACCTGAGCATTACAGTCGGGTATTAGCCAGGCCCCTTGACCCGGCCCAAAATTATGTGTTATAATTTTGGCGCAAATAACCCCACAGATTGTGGGGTTATTTGTTCAAGTCAGAAAACAATCCAGAACCATAGGCTCGCCGGGATTCACCAGTTCCAGTGACTGACCCTCAAGCGCAGCTTGCTGGAAAGCCTCCACCCGCAAGTCGGGGTTATCAAAGTATTCCCACGCAACATGCCCAGCCTGATAGTGACCCTCAGCACGCACAACCCACATGCCACCGTATTCTGATTGTGGAAAACCCACCGGGTGATTAAAGATGAAAACCTTCATACAATTCCTTTCTTGATGCGATAACGCATGTTACCACGGACCAGTAAACCTGGTCCAGTGTAGGGTTATTCGATACGGTAAACCTGAGTTACCGTGCGAAAACGAAATTCGCGGTGGAAAGCCCGAACCGCGGCCGCTTCGTCACGGCCACGAAACAGGCTCTGGCCAGCGCCGTCATCTGCGAACCAGCACACTACAAAAACCTTTTTCATACAATCCCTTTCTTGATGAACTGACGCATGTTACCACGGACCAGTAAACCCTGTAAAGTGTAGGGTTTTTATCTTACAAACCTATCGGCCACATGGGTATAGCGAACCTGAAAATTCCACGCATCTTTTTGGTGGTATTCACCAGTCGTGACATTCCTATACAGTACGGTGTAGTCGCTCGCGTGGTGGCCTTGCCCTTCTGGTCCGTACACCTTCACAATTGCAACATTTCGTCCAACGTCATAGGACCATAGTTGGCCTGGCTCGAATGCTGGGCCCGTGGCTTTGTGAAACTTGATCTTGCCGTTCATACAATCCCTTTCTGATACCGTAGACGGATGTTACCACGATCAGCAAAAAACGGTCAACACATAGACCCTTGAGCCAGGTCAACTATTTGCAGGGCCGTTTGACGCCCCCCGATTTTATGGTGTAAAATCGGCGCAAATAACCCCACGAACTGTGGGGTCTTTGTCAATCCTCCTGCTCCACGTACCAGCCATCATTGCGGAGCCGTTCCCGGCCCTCGGGCGTGCTCTTCAGTGTGGCCATGTGGAGGTCAAGGCTTTCCAGCCCAGAGATCAAAGCCACACGGTCAGTGTGGTCAACCCAATGGGCACGCATGCCGTGCACGTCCTTGTGGTAGTCCGAAAAACGGGAGGCCAATTCCTCCGTGGTGTAAACATTCCAGTCCATTACCATTCTCCCATGATGATCATTGCAATTCCGGCAATCAGTGTCGGTACAATCAAGAAACCCAAAAACCAGATCATTTCCATTTCATTCTCCCCTACGTTCAATGTGTTTGCACAGCCTGTAAAACATGTTGACAACATCCAAAACCTGGGCAGAGGCATCCTGATCCGGGTCAGTCTCCAAATTCTCCAAAACCATCCGCATATTCCAGAAGTGGAATCCGTCCCCCATGATCCTGGAGATTTCAGCCAGCTTTTCTGTGGTAGTCATACACCCTCCCCGATCTCTTGCAGTTCCCAGTTGATGGGGTCTTCATTCCAGATCAACTCCACCGCAACCATGTCCAGCTCAAAAGCTTGGATATCTTCAACAGTCATGTCTTGTGGATAGTACATCTTGATCTCCTGTTTGCCTTGCGATGTAGTGATTTTAAGCCAGAACACCAGCATAGATCAACAACAAAATAATGCCCCTCTAACCAGGTGGGGTATTGGCCAGGCCTTGATAGCCCCCGAAATTATGTGATATAATTTCGGCGCAAATCCCTCTCCAATTTGGAGAGGGTTGGGCTCAGTCGGTCATTATACGGTACAGCTGTACAGTGTCCACATCGTGCTGTGACGCTGCAACACGGCACGCATCGTGCAATGCCATCCCGCAGGTTTTCGTCAGGTACGTTACCATTGCGATGGCATCCCACAGTTTCACAATTGCTTGGCTAGTCATATTCTTCTCCTATTCAGATTTCGTCAATCTTGTCAACTTCTCCGTAAAAATGAACGTAGCGAGGGCCGTGGTCACCATGTCGCATGAGGTAGGCTTCAGCGGCCTGTCTGCTGCTGGCACGAATCACAACCATCTCAGTGTCCGTCTGGCTCCAGTCGAGCCGAAAGATGTATGCCTTCATGCTTCCTCCAAGATCTCTTGAGCAACCTCAACACACACCGAGTTCAGCATTTCATGCAGTTCCGTCATAGTGTTAAAATTGTAGCGGCTACGATCCAGGTGATAACGAACCAGTGCGTTAGCGTAACGCTGGGCCAGGTTTTCCATGTGTTCACGTGTTGTCATTTCCATCTCCTTGTCTACAGTGAACACAGTATAGGCTACTTCTAGAATTTTGTCATTCAAATTTTTTGTAGGGTAGATACAAATAATTTGTATGCTGTCCGTGATACAATAGGACAGGGGCGGATATTAGACACGTGAATTCGCTACCCCCGCTGCGCCCACCCAAACGCGGCCTATCCAAAAAAATTCAGTCAACACTTTGTATGCAGACCAAATTTTCACTTGAACATCTTACCCAGACCTGTTATAATAAACCCGATCGCCAAATTTGGGATCATCAACAGGAAATTTTATGAACTTTTTAAAGTGGCTGCAATCAGCCTTTCAACCGCACTACCGTGACGAGATATATTCATACTTGTCACAAAGCACCGACCTTTGCGACTTAGAACGCAGAATGACATTCATACAGCGTAGGGGTTACCTATGAAAATCATTAACCGTATCTGGAACAAGTTAGTAGACTACAGCGAGGAATTGTACGAATTCCGCAAGCGTTACTACGGCACCCGCCCCTTTGATCGCTATATCTGAAAAGGATCAACAATGAAAAATCAAATGCTAGACCCGTTGTACCAGACCATGATTGGTTTTGAAAACATGTTAAATCGTGCAACCAACCAATACCCCCCGTACAATTTATACAAGGACGATGATTGTTACGTCATCGAAATTGCGGTAAGTGGCTGGGACAAAAGCGAGCTGGACGTGTCACTGACCGGTACCACCTTGACTGTCAAGGGTACGAAAGAAGCCGAAGACACTCGCCAATACTTGGTCCGTGGACTCGCCCACAGATCTTGGACCAAGACCTGGACCCTAGAACCGGACATCCACGTGTCACATGTCCAACTGGAAGACGGTGTCCTCTACATCGAGCTCACACAGAGTCAGAAGGCCCAAACTCGTAAGATAGATATTAATTAAGGAAGACCATGCTACCAGCCGCCCACCCAGCCGAAACACTCCAGATAGACCCTGAGGGGTTGGAGATTGCGAACTGTTACCTACAATGTCAGAGCTTATCCAAAGTTGCTGAGGATTTAGGCATCTCCACCGAGCTGGTAGCAACCCAATTGAACCGCCGCGAGGTTAAGAGCTATATAGACCAGGTCTTCAAGGACGTAGGCTTCAACAACCGCTTTAAAATGCGCAAAGCAATGGATATGTTGATTTCGAAGAAGTTCCAGGAATTGGACGAAGCGGGGGTTGGTAGCAGCAAGGACATTGCAGATCTACTTGCGCTGAGCCACAAAATGACCATGGAACAATTAGACCGTGAAATTCAACTGGAGAAAGTGCGTGGGTCCAATATTAAAAGTCAAGTCAATGTTCAAATCAATGATGGTGGTGCTGCCGGGTCGAATTATGGATCGTTACTAGAAAAGTTGTTGAAGTCCAATGCTTAAGATCTCTCGACCAGACATTGACCAGTTCAATATTACAGATTACTCAAGCGATACTCGATTCATCAAACTGCCCATCGCCAACTATCTAAAGTTAGCCACTGTGGGTGGGAGTCCCATCTACGACAATTTGAACTGTCCCCAGATCGCGTTAATCAACGCGGTGAACAGCCCCAAGTACCGATTTATCTGTGCTGCGTTGAGCCGGCGACTGGGCAAGACTTTCATTGCCAACGTCATTGGTCAGTTGGTGGTGTTAATCCCGGGTTGTAATGTGTTGATCATGAGTCCTAACTACAATCTGAGTACCATTAGTTTTGATCTCCAGCGTGGGTTCATCAAACAGTTTGACCTGGAAGTTACCAAAGACAATGTAAAAGACAAGGTCATCGAGTTATCGAACGGCAGTACTATTCGTATGGGTAGTATTACAACTGTTGACTCTAGCGTGGGTCGGTCATACAATTTGATTATCTTTGACGAAGCTGCACTGGGAGAAGGTGGCGAAGAGGCTTTTAACGTGAGCCTACGTCCTACCCTAGATCGTCCGGGTAGCAAGGCTATCTTTATCTCTACCCCCCGCGGAAAACACAACTGGTTTAGTAAGTTTTGGGAGCGGGGATGGAGTGAGCAATACCCTCAGTGGGTTAGTCTGCAAGCCGATTACCTAGAAAATGATCGCATGTTGGAAAGTGACGTTGAAGAAGCCCGTCGAAGTATGTCGAAGGCGGAGTTCGAGCAGGAATACATGGCTAGCTTCAATGTGTTCGAGGGTCAGATTTACTCTCTCAGTGAATCACTGATTGTGGAGTTTGAACATAGTGATGGTGTGGAGTATCTGGCAGGAATTGACCCCGGCTATCGCGATCCCACTGCCATGGTGGTGTTGGCATACGATCCCAAGGGCGATACATTCCATGTGGTCGACGAGTATCTAGAAGCTGAGGCTACTACAGCCAAACATGCTGAGGCATTTCATAAGTTGATCGATCGTTGGGGCATGAACAGTGGCATCTTTATCGACTCGGCCGCAGCGCAGTTTGCAGGCGATCTTGCCTATAGTTACGATATCTCTACCATCAAAGCCAAAAAGCAGGTGTTAGAAGGTATTGCATACGTGCAAACACTTGTAGAACAGGGGCGTATAAAGGTTGCACCTCATTGCAAACATACCTTAGAGATGTTCGACCAGTACCAATGGGACAACCGTGATACGTTGACGCGTGAAAAGCCTGTACACAGCAAGGTCTCACACATAGCTGATGCACTTCGGTACGCTGTTTATACTTACACAATCTAGGAGGTTAAAGGGTGAAAACTACCAGGACCAAAAAAGGTTTTGACAACCATCTGCCTACGTGCTATAATAACGGTAATTTGTAGTAGCGCCATGGCAAAAAATACGAACAAACGAATTCCTGTCAAGTGGATTCGTGACCGAGCCAAAAGTGCTTATGACAAGAAAGGTTGTTGCTATATCTGCAACACCGATCAAGACCTAGAGCTACATCATACGCATTCAGTGACACTCTTGTTAGAACGTTGGATTGAAAAAACGGGTCGTGACTTTTCGTCAGACGAAGCCGTACTGTCAAACCGGGACGAGTTTATCGAACACCACCGCAAGGAAATATATGATGACGTCTACACACTGTGTAATCGTCATCATGTAGCTTTACACGGAGTGTACGGTAAAGCGCCACCACTCTCAACGGCCACCAAGCAGAATCATTGGATAGAAACTCAAAAGGCTAAGATGCTGTTACCTCGTGATGAAAAGCCAAAGGTGACTGGTAGTTTTAGCGACTTTTATTGAGGTGAATATGGGCTGGATAAATAATGTTAAGTCCTGGGTAGTGGAAAAGATGAATCCTGCCCAGTATGTGATCAGTCGTGATGAGGGCATCAATATCGGCACAGATGCCACATTGACGTACCTTCAAGCATACAACAAGTTGGAGACTGTAAACCGCGCTACCAACATGATTGTTAGCGCCTGCAGTAGTCTGGACTACGACGTTAAGGATTCAAAAGCAGATGCTGTTGTAGGTGGTATGCGTCAAAAGAGTTTGATCAAACTCTTAAACTATACTCCCAACCCCTATCAGAGTGCACAAGACTTCAGAACCAACATCTTTACTGACTTTGTATTAGAAGGCAACATCTTTATATACTGGGACGGTGCTCACATTTACCACTTGCCTGCTAGCAACGTAGAGATTGACACAGATCCTAAAACCTATGTAAAGAGCTATACCTATAACAGTGAGGTAAAGTTCAGGCCAGACGAGATAATCCACATCAAAGAATTGAGTAGTACCTCAATCTATCGTGGTACCAGTCGTTTAGCCTCAGCAGATCGCAACATCAAGATACTCTACAAGATGCAGACGTTTCAGGAACAGTTTTTTGAGAACGGTGCTGTAATGGGTTTAATCTTGACAAGTGAGAATACTCTGTCACAACAAGCCAAAGAACGAACAATCCAAAACTGGAGAACTCAGTATTCACCCAAGAACGGTGCTAAAAAGCCCATGATCTTGGATAGTGGATTGAAGCCTTGGGGCGAGTTCTCCGACTCATTCAAAGACATGGATTTTGACAATTCAATCAAAACCCATGACACAAAGATTTTAAAGAGCTTGGGCGTGCCACCCATCCTGCTCGACGGCGGCAACAACGCAAATATTGCACCCAATCTGAGACTGTTCTACTTGGAGACTGTGATTCCCATAGTAACACGGTACGTCAGTGCAATGGAAAGATTTTTTGGGTACGACGTTGAGGCTGTAACTTCAACAGTATCCGCACTGCAGCCCGAATTGAAAGATGTGGCTGCTTACTATACCACTCTGGTAAACGGCGGAGTAATTTCTCCAAATGAAGCCAGGTTGGAACTACGCTATGAGACCAAGCCAGGTCATGATGACCTGCGTGTACCAGCCAACATTGCAGGAAGCGCAGCAAATCCCAGCGTAGGAGGAGCGCCTCGTCGCACTCCACAAAATTAAGGTAAGGAGCCTATGAAAGATAAAGTACTACACTTAAATAGTGCTTTTTCCATCAAAGCTGCAGACAACGCCGACAGTTCTATCTACATCGAAGGGTACGCAAGTACTGTGGACGTAGATCGTCAAGGCGACGTAGTTCCCACAAGTGTGTGGGAAAAAGGAATGCAGAACTACCTAAAGAATCCAGTTATTCTGGCCTACCACGATCACAATAATCCGATCGGACGTATGACAGAGCACAAGACGGATGGTAGGGGTTTGTGGATAAAAGCAAGAATTTCAACGGCTGCAAAGCAATTCCAACTTATTAAAGACGGAGTTCTTACAGCTTTCTCTATCGGCTTCAGGGTGTTGGATGCTGAGTACAACTCAGCGGCTGAAGTGTTTTTAATCAAGGACTTGGAATTGGTGGAGATTTCCGTCGTTTCAGTTCCTGCAAATCAAAATACTCTTTTTGATCTATCAAAAGCATTTGACAATGCTGAAGAATACAAGCGTTATAAAGAGCAATTTGCAACTCAAGGCCAATCAGCTAAAGGGCTAGAGTGTTCTACAGAAGCAGATCGCGATGTTAAAAAGGAATGGAATATGAATCCAGAAGAAATCAAGCAAATGCTTGCCCAAGCCGCTCGTGAAGCTGCCGAACAAGCTACCAAGGCTCTAGAAGCCCGTCAACAAGCCGAAGCTCAAGCCAAGGCACAAGAAATCGCCCGTCAGGCTGAGATCGATACACGCGTTAAGGCCGCTGTAGAAGCTCATGTCCAGGTTGGCCAGACTGGAGCTGAAAAGCTACTAGCCGAAGTTGAGAAGCGTTTCGAAACCGAACGCGCCGCTCAAAAGGACGCTCTACAAGGTCTAGAAGCTGTTCTAAAGGAAAAGGCCGACGAATTGAAGGCTCTACAGACTTCAAAGATGGCTTTTGGCGACAAGTCAAAGGGTGATAGCACCTCCTACAAGGAGCGCGAACTAGCAGTGTTACTATCAAAGGTAACTGGCAAGTCTCTCGAGTCTACACGTTATGGTAAGATGGTTGTTGAGAAGGCCGGCGGTCACCTAGGTGGTGGTAGCAATACAACTGGTATCGTTACTGCTCCTAATTCTCAGTGGGAAATGGAAGTTTCCACAAACATGGAAGAAGAAGTACGTCGTCGTCTAGTAATGGCTCCTCTAATGAGAAGCGTAGCCATGCAGACCAACGTTATGAGAATGCCTCTAAATCCAGAAGCTGGTGCAGCTACTTGGGTTATCAACAGTGATTTTGGTAACTCAAATAACAACAGCTCTGGTAGTACAGCTACTCATGTACTAAAGGAAGTTACTCTAAATTCATTCAAGGTAGCCACACGCGAGTATATGGCCCTTGAAGAAGAAGAGGATTCAATCCTAGTCTTACTAACTATCGTTCGTGAAGCTATGCTACGCCGTGTTGCACGTGCTGTAGATGCAGCTTTCATCAACGGTGCTGGCAGTGGCAGCGACCCAGTCAAGGGTATTGCTATGTTTGACACAGCTTCAGCTGTTCAGATCGATAGTAGCAACCCTGTAACTATCGCCAAGATGAGAGCCCTTCGCAAGGATCTCGGAGCTTGGGGCTTAGAACCTTCAGAGTTGGTTTATGTAGTTAACACAGAAACATACTACAACCTACTAGACGACACCAACTTCATGACTGTTGACAAGGTAGGCGATCGCGCTACGTTGCTAACTGGTCAAATTGGTACCATTGCCAACACACCAGTAGTTGTAAGCGGCGAAATGCCCGCAATCGCTGAAGGTGCTGATGGCGCCGGCACAAACATCGCAGCTTTCTGCTTTGCACCTGCTAACTTCTTGGTAGGTAATCAGCGTGGTCTACGTGTTGATACTGACGTATTGACAGAGCGTCAGAGCCGTGTACTAGTAGCTTCACTACGTACTGGTCTAACTCAACTAACCACTAACCTAGGACCTGCAGTAAGCACCCTACGTTACGTTAACGGAGCGACCTGATATTAATAAAACTGGGGACTTTGGTCCCCGGTTTTTCCAAAGGGTTGACACAGCCTTTTGGAAAAACCAAGGAGAGGTCATGGGAATAAGCCTAGTCACTTTGACAGAATACAAAAATTACGCTGGTATTACTGGCCCTACTCAAGACGTAGCTATAACTGCCATCATTCCCAAAGTGAGTGAACTGGTAAAGACCATTTGCCGTCGTACTTTCAAAGACTATCTAGACGACAGCAAGATTGAGTATTTTGACGGTGGTGAGTGTTTTAACTTGGCCGAAGCGCCAGTAGTTCAGATAGCTGGTGTCGAACAAAGTACAGACTATGGTAATACTTGGACTGAGTTGGTGGAATACACAGACTGGGTGTTTAAAAAGAGTACACAGCAGGTTGTTCCGGTCAATACCCTACGATACTTTGAAGACTTGATCAATGGTTACAAGATCACATATACAGCAGGATACGAGACACTTCCAGAAGACCTGAAGTTGGCTGTTTTGGATTTAGTAACCTACTACTTAAAGAATGATGCCGCTGTACACAGTAGCAAGGCTCCAGGCACCAATTCAGTACAGATCGAATACATATCAACCACAAACATGCCAGCGCACATTAAACGGGTGTTGGACTTGTATGTAATGAATTACAACTGATATGAGCGCTTCTAATTTTAGTTCTGTCTTAACAAAAAATCTGTTACAAAAACTGGGGCAGACCTTACAGGCTAATATAGCTAATATAACTAAAGTTAAAGAAACTGCCTTAAATAAAGTAGAGCAATCTGCAGCAGACTTAGCAAGATCTACCGGTGGTATTAGATTGTTAACTGATAGTAATCAAGAAGGTATTGTAACCAGAAACGGCCTACAGCAATTAGCTAATAGATTTACAGATGCAATAAGCAATCCCAAACTATTAAAAACTATTAGCAGATCTATAGATCCAGAATGGAAAAATATTAGTGTTGATTTTTTAGTAAAAAAATATGTATGGATACAAACAGAAAAAGCAGCTCTAGTTAAATATTTAATCGATGAGTCAAAGGAAAAGTTAAAGCTGCCACGAGGTAAAAAACTCACAGATGAAATACCTGGTGCAACCGCTTTCCAAAAAACTGGAATATACTTAGATAGGTTCAATACAATATTTAATGATATAATAGGTAACCTTAGTGCTGAGACTTCTTCTGTATTGTCTGATACTTCCACCTACAATAACTTTGTACAATTTCTTAGTACTAAAAATCTAAAAGATTTTAATCCTAATTTAGCTGGTAATTCAGGGGCTTCTTTTAAAGGTATTCACAGAGATATAAATAAATATTTTAAAGAGTATCTTATCAGCAGCGGTACACCAAAATATCTGGCAGAGTTTATCGATATTAATTGTGATGCAGGACACCTATTAGGAATGTTTAGCGAACAATTAGCATTTGCAACTGGTGGTCAAATCTATGTATCTGCTAAAGGACCAGACGATTTAGTACCAAAAGTTGAATTAGAGGTTTTTCCACTATCAGCAGGGCCCATAACTCCAGAACAGCAAAATATTAATAAAATATTCAGCGAATTAATGGAACTAACAGCCAATGCAGACTTAATTAGTAGTAGCTTTATTAAAGATATTCAACTGTTTGCCGATTCCACCAAAAATATAGCCTCCGCAAACAACCAAGCTAATTTTGAAAAATTTTTAGCCTCAGTTGAAATGCAGCTAGGAAAAGATAATAGTCTTGGCGGAAGCATTTTAAATCAAATATCTAAGCGTATGAAATCGCTAATTGGTAATGCAGAACAGTACGTACAACAGGGTGCAAGTAGAGAAGCACTAGACAAACTAGAAAAAGAAGCTGCAGAAGATTTAGCCGCAATATTTAAATCTACCAAAAGTATAGCTGACTATGTCAGTAGTCTAGCGCAGGAAATGTCAAAAAAAGACATATATGGTCCGGCACAGAAACTAATAATAGAATATCTTGAAAAAAATAGTAGAGAGCTAGCAACTACTCTTATAGAAACTTCAGGTTCAGACCCAATTAAGTTATCTATAAAAAAATATCTTATCTCTGAATTGGACAACAATCAAAAGTATAATCCAG